GCATTGACAACACAAAATGAAACTACAGGTTTTCCACAATCAACAATTATAAAATTTAATGCAACAGGTGATATATTCTGGACACGTTCTGTACCAGCAAACACCTCATATGGTAGTTATTCAGAATCATTAGACACTGATGCAAACAACAATGTTTATTTGTTGACAAACATTCCATATACCTATTCAACTCTAGTTACCAAATTTAATTCTGTTGGCCAAAACGTTTGGAGTTCGATGGTAGAAGATGCAGTGGGTTCTGTGGACATTACTGTTGATGACCAAGGATTCCCATATTTTGTTGGTGAACATAATCTACTAACGGGCCTAGATATTACAGGTGAATTGTACTTTACTCATTTCACTTCACAAACAGAATCCACAAACGCATATTGCTGTTTAGCACTACCAAATGAATATGGTGTTTTAGTTGGTTCTGCAAACGGTAAAGTACACAAGTTTGATACAGAAGGTGTATATCTTTGGACAAACAATGTTGCTGCGAATGGTAACACAATTATAAGTTTAACTTCTGACACATCAAATAACTGGTATGCAGCATCAAATACAAACATCTATAAATTTAGATCCAATAATCAGTTGATATGGGAAAAAACGATAACTGGTATCACAACACCAAAAATCAATTGGATTAAACACAAAAATGATTATTTGTATGTCAATGGTGCAACAGTAGATGCAAACAATCAGACAGCATTCATTACATATAAAATTGATGCAAATGGTGCATTGGTTTGGGCTAGGTCTTTAGAAATTGCAGGCGCAAATCAAACAATTAGATTTGGCCACAGACAACTAGATGTTTCTGGTGAATATCTTGTTGGTATCGGTTATTCAAAACCATCAAGCAGTTCTAATACACATGCAACTGTTTATCAATTACCTGTAGATGGTTCTTTATCGGGAACATATCTTGGTGCAAATGGTAGTTCTTGGAGTGATTTTACATATGTTGGTATACCAGAAGCAAACACAGCAACAAGTACAACTGTTGGTACCGGTAATACAACTGTAACGATTGCTGAGAATACAGATTACACATACACAACAAATGTGATAGTATATTCAACTCCTGGTGGTTTGTATGAGAAGTCTGTAACACCATTTCAACAAAAATGGCAATTCAATGCAAATGGCAAAATTGTAGTACCATCATCTGGTGATCCAACTGCTTTAGATTTGAGTGGCAAGAATCTTGTAAATACTGGAAATGTTATATTTAATAATGGCACAACACAAAGAGCAGCTGCATTACCACTTGCAAATCTAAAAGTGATTGTTGCTGCATCATCCAGCTTTGCCGACTTTCAAAGTAGGATTGCAGCACTATAATTAATTTAAAAACTATGAATACATTTGACAAAAATATGGAAAAGTTATTTGATGTAACACCGGTAGAACAAGAGGAAAAACCTTTGGTGCCGGTGGTATCAAAACCAGAAAATGGTCCTGATTTAAAGGGTGACTTGGAAGATGCATACCAACAAACAAAAGATAATCTACAAGACTTAATTGACCAAGGCAAAGAAGCCATGGAAGAAATACTCAATATCGCAAAAGCAGGACAACATCCTAGGGCATTTGAGGTGTATGGCACACTATTGAAAAATGTGGTAGATGCAAATAAAGAATTACTTGCAGTGCAAAAACAAATGCGTACAATGGACGGTAAACAAAAAGAAGGTGATACCAAAATTGATAAAGCAATTTTTGTTGGTTCTACTGCTGAGTTAAATAAACTTTTAAAAAGTAAAGAATGATTGAACAAGTTGATTTAAAATTTGGCGAAGCATACCGTGATAATCCTTTACTCAAAAAGGCCGGTGTCAAGGTAGAATACACACAAGAACAGATTGATGAGTATATCAAATGTGCCAAAGACCCGGTGTATTTTGCAAAAAATTATATCAAGATTGTTAACGTTGATGAAGGTCTAATCAACTTTAAGATGTGGCCGTTCCAAGAAAAGATGTTAAGACTTTTCAAGGATAATCGTTTTGTTATTACCAAATGTCCTCGACAGGTTGGTAAAACCACCACCACGGTTGCATATATGTTATGGGCAACCATCTTTACCGACCAACAAAACTGTGCAGTTCTAGCAAACAAAGGTGCCTTGGCTCGTGATATTTTGGCCAAGTACCAACTTGCATATGAAAATTTACCTATGTGGTTGCAACAAGGTATTGTCACCTGGAACAAAGGTAACGTTGAATTAGAGAACGGTTCTAAGATTGTTGCTGCATCTACGTCATCATCCGCAATTCGTGGAGGTTCTTTTAACATTGTATTCTTGGATGAATTTGCTTTCGTTCCAAACAATATTGCGGAAGAATTCTTTAACTCCGTTTACCCTGTAATTTCATCAGGTAAAAAGACAAAGATTATTATTGTGTCTACACCTAATGGTATGAATCTATTCTATAAGTTATGGATGGATTCAATCAACAAAAAGAATAATTATATTAACTTTGAAATCCATTGGTCACACGTACCTGGTCGAGATGAAAAGTGGAAAGAAGAAACGATTCGCAATACTTCTCAACGACAATTCTCACAAGAGTTTGAGACTGAGTTTTTAGGTTCTTCAAACACTTTGGTTTCTGGTTACAAGTTGCAACAGTTGGTATATATTGATCCAATTGCAAACCACGACCTGTTAAAGATATATGAACATCCGGTCAAAGAAGGTGTCAATGAATCGAAAACCGACCACCTGTATTGCATAACAGTAGACGTATCTGAGGGTAAGAACCTAGACAGTTCAGCTTTCTCTGTGATTGATATCTCTCAGACACCATACAAACAAGTGGCAACATATAAGAGTTCATCAATTACACCTATATTGTTTCCTACTGTCATCTACAATACAGCCAGATACTATAATGATGCATATGTTTTGGTAGAAATTAACAATAATCCACAGGTGGCCGATTCATTACATGCAGATTTTGAGTATGAGAACCTTTGGAAGATATTTACAGGCAATAAGAAACCGCAGCAATTGTCGGCAGGTTTTGCCCGTGGTGTTCAAATGGGACTGAAAATGTCACCACAAGTCAAGGCAATAGGTTGTTCAAACCTTAAAACCTTAATAGAAGGTGACAAATTGCAAATTCAAGACTTTGATACCTATTCAGAATTGACCACCTTTATCCAACAAAAGAACTCTTTTAGTGCGGAAGAAGGTGCAAATGATGATATGGTAATGTCTTTGGTTATGTTCTCATGGGTAACAACTCAACAATATTTTAAAGAGATTGTTAACCACGACATACGTAAACAGATTCAGTTAGAAAATATGAATCAAATGGACGATGATGTTTTACCAGCTCCCATTATTGAAGATGGTCTGGAACATGATTTTGAGGTTATGGGTGGAGACGTATGGGAACTTGCAGACGGCGGAGAAGTCTATGCAAGCTTTACAAGAAAGATGATGGACAGGTTGTAAATCCAGCCTTTCATAAATACTCTCATGGTATTTTGCCAAAAGAACATAATAATTCAAGGAGAATAAAATGGCATTTCAAATCTCTCCAGGCGTAAATGTAACTGAGATAGACGCAACAACAGTTGTTCCATCAGTACAAACTACGGCCGGTGCATTTGCTGGAACGTTTCAATGGGGTCCAGCAAATAAAATTAAATTGATCGGTGATGAACTATCACTTGCAAAAACATTCGGTAAACCAAATACGGATACAGCAGTATCATTTTTTACTTGCTCAAATTTCTTGGCTTACGGCAACAATTTAAGTGTTGTTAGAGCAATTGGTTCAACCGCAAGAAATGCATATGCAGCTGGTGTTGCCACTCAAATTACAAATGAAGATGCATATGAACTCTCATATCTGTTATCAGGAAACTCAAATACATACGGTTCTTTTGTGGCTAGATATCCAGGTTTGTTGGGCAATTCTTTAGAAATTTCAGTTTGTGCAAAAACTAGTTTGTTTGCAAGCTGGGCATACAAGTCATATTTCACATCAGCTCCAGGCACATCAGAGTATGCAACTTCTGTAGGCGGTTCACTTGATGAAATGCACATTGTTGTTGTAGACAAACTTGGTTACTTTACTGGTGTTGCAGGAACAGTCTTAGAAACATTTGCATTCCTTTCAGCTGCTTCTGATGCGGTAATTAATGGTGTGTCAAATTATTACAAACAAGTTATTTTTAATAATTCACAATATGTTTATGCAATGGATCCTGTTGATTATAACACAACAAGTGCAACATGGGGTACAACAGCATTTGGTAAAACTTTTGCTAACCCAGCAGCAATTGCAACAATAACTTTGGCAAATGCTGTTGCTGGTACAGTAACAGATGGTAATTTACAAACTGCATATGATTTGTTTGTTAATAAAGATGCGGTTGACATTTCATTGGTTTTAACTGGTGGACATAGTGTTACAGTTCAACAATACGTAATTGACAATATTGCAATTTCTAGAGCAGACTGTGTTGCGTTTATTTCTCCAAGATATGTTGATGTTGTAAACCAAGCAGGAAACGAATCTACTAATATTACAAACTGGTTAACAGCTTTAGGAAGATCATCTTCATATGTTGTTGCAGATTCTGGTTGGAAATATCAACTAGACAAATACAATAACACATATCGTTGGATCCCTTTGAATGCTGATGTTGCTGGTTTGTATGTCAATACAGATAACACAAGAGACACATGGTTTTCTCCAGCTGGTTTAAACCGTGGCGGCATTAAGAACTGTGTTAAATTGTCATGGAATCCAACAAAAACATTCCGTGACGAATTGTACAAACAAGGTGTTAACCCTGTCTTATCTTTGCCTGGCCAAGGTACTGTATTGTTTGGTGACAAAACTTTGTTGAATAAACCATCAGCTTTTGATAGAATTAATGTACGTAGATTGTTTATTATTCTAGAGAAAACTATTGCTCAGGCAGCAAAATATTCAATGTTTGAATTGAATGATGAGTTTACTAGAGCACAATTTGTTGCTCTAGTAGTTCCATTCTTGCGTGATATTCAAGGTCGCCGTGGTATTACAGATTTCAAAGTTGTTTGTGATTCAACAAATAATACCGCACAAATAATCGACAGCAATCAATTTGTTGGTGATCTTTACATTAAGCCTTCTCGTTCCGTCAATTATGTTCAATTGAACTTTGTTGCTATTGGAACTGGTGTTGACTTCGCCACAATTGTCGGTGCAGCCTAATAAATAAAACGATAATAGGAGAAAACAATGGCATTTAATGTATCAGAATTTAGAGCAAACATGATTGGAGACGGTGCTCGTCCTAATCTGTTTTCAGTCTCTTTAATATTCCCAACAATTGTAGCAAATTCCACAGCTGCAGGCCAGAAAATAACTTTTATGGCCAAAACAGCTCAACTACCAGGTTCAACAATTGGTACTGTGCCAGTTTATTACTTTGGTCGTGAAATGAAGTTTCCTGGTAACAGAACTTTTGCTGACTGGACACTGACAATTATCAATGATGAAGATTTCGCAATACGAAATTCTTTAGAATCATGGATGAATGCTTTGAACAGCAATGCAACCAATGTACGTTCTGGTGCAGCTGCAGGAGCTACAAATTATTCTGTAGATGCAAGCGTAACACAGTACGGCAAAACAGGAAATGAACTAAAGAAATACAATTTTATTGGTATGTTTCCACTAGATTTGTCACCAATTGATTTAGATTGGGGTTCAAACGATTCGATTGAAGAATATACTTGTACATTTGCTTACCAATTTTGGGAAACAAACACAACAACTTGATATATGGGGAGGGCCTTGAGCCCTCCATGTTTTTTTGATTTTATAATTACACACAAACTATGGCAAACACAAATAAGTTTTCACTTTTCGGATTTACAATTTCTCGCCAACAGGATGAGGATGATAAAGCCGTTCAACAATCTTTTGCGCCTCCAACTTCGGATGATGGCGCATTAACTATTACGTCTGCCGCTTATTATGGCACATATGTTGACCTAGATGGTACTGCAAAGAATGAGGTAGAACTGATTTCTCGATACCGTGAAATGGCAATGCAACCTGAAATTGAATCTGCGATAGATGACATAGTTAATGAAGCTATTGTACAAGATGATGATGGTAAAATTACTGAGATTGTTTTAGATGATTTAAAACAACCAGAAAAAATTAAAAAGGCCATCAAAGAAGAATTTAATACTATTCTTCGTTTGTTTAATTATCAAAATATGGCTCAAGATATATTTCGCCGTTACTATGTTGATGGTAGAATGTATTATCACCTTATTATTGACCGTGATAATCC